TAATTAAGAACCAGGCAAGTGCAGTACAAAACGGTATCTATAAAGTAACAACAATCGGTTCTGGTTCAGCGGCTTTCGTATTAACAAGAAGTCCTGACGCAGATACAGCTGCTGAGTTATCTGGTGGAACATTCTTCTTTGTTGAAGAAGGTACTGCTAACGCAGATAACGGTTATGTTGCAACTCACAATGGTACACCAACATTTGGTTCTACTAATATTACATTTCAACAGTTCTCAGGTGCAGGTCAAATTAGTGCCGGTGACGCATTAACTAAAACAGGTAACACAATTGATGTTGCAGTTGATGATAGTTCAATCGAAGTAAGTTCAGACGCATTAAGAATTAAAGCATTAGGTATAACAAATGCTATGTTAGCAGGTTCTATTACAGCCGCTAAATTAGCAGGTTCAATACCTAATAATAAACTTTCAAATTCTACAATTGCTTTTTCTGATGACAGTTCGTCATTAGTAACTATTGATTTAGGATCAACATTAGGTCTAACAGGTGGTGAAGGTATTAATGCAACTGTTTCAGGTGCAGGTATTGTAATCGCAGGTGAATTAGCAACAGCTTCAAACAAGGGTGTTGCTTCATTTAGTTCAGATAACTTTACAGTATCCTCAGGTGCCGTAACGGTTACTACACTAGATGGTGGTTCATTTTAATATTTAAAAAGAGAATAGATGTCAACTATTATAAAACTAAAAAGATCGACTTCAGCATCCAGCACTCCGTCTGTTTCTGATTTGGTCGATGGTGAAATTGCAGTAAACGTAGTTGATAAAAAAATATTTGTTCGTAATGGCGGTAGTGTTGTTGAAGTTGCTAACAACGTAGTTAATTCAGGATCAACCGACTTATCATCCGTAGGTACTTCAATTATACCTGATACTGATAATACTTTTGATATTGGTAGTTCAACAGCTGCTTTTAGAGATGTTTATGTAGACAGAGATATTAGAACAGGTAATTTCGTTTATGGAACTGGTAGAGTAAAATGTAATGTATTTACTAATTCTGGTGGTTTAACATCATCAGCTACTGAATTTTCATTTAGACCGGCAACAAGTAATGCTGTTTTTGACGAAGTATTTACCGTTAGTTCTGGTTTAGCTTCAAAATCAATTTCATTAAGTACAATTTTTAATGATTCAAACCCAGCGTTTACATTTTAGAGGAAAATAATGGCAAACAAAACACCAATTAGACTAGTATTTGACGGATCAACACCTACTGGTATTGCAGAATATCAATCAGGTGATACAATTGCAAATGCATTTTTAACTAATTCAAGTATTTCTATTGTTGATGATAGTTCAACATCAACTACAATCTCTTTAGGAGAAAGTTTAAAGATTGCTGGTGATACTGGTATTACAACTTCTATATCAGGCGACACAATTTCTGTTGATTTAAATGATACAGCAGTTACGCCAGCTACTTATGGTAGTGCAACAGCTATACCAGCATTTGTTGTAGATCAACAAGGTAGAATAACAAGTGCGTCAAACGTTTCAATTGCAACTCAATTAAGTATCGTAGATGATTCTTCATCAGCATTAACAATTGATCTATTAACAGACACATTAAAAATTTCAGGCGATACAGGTATTACTACAGACGTAAGTGGTGATACAATAAAAATTGATTTAGATAATACTGCTGTAACACCAGGATCTTACGGTTCTGCTACATCAATACCAACATTCACAGTAGATCAACAAGGTAGAATGACGGCTGCAGGTGCAGCTTCAGTTGCTACTAACTTAACAATCGTTGATGATAGTTCTACAAGTGCAACTATTTCATTATTAAGTGATACTTTAAAAATTGCAGGAACATCAAACGAAATATCAACATCTATAACAGGCGATACTTTAGCGATTGCTTTACCAGATGATGTAACTATCGGTAGAGATTTAACAGTTACAAGAAATGCCGTAATTACAGGAAACTTAACTGTAAACGGTACAACAACAACTGTATCATCTACAAATACAGTTATTGCAGATAACTTATTAGAATTAAATAATGGTGCGTCTTCAAACGCAAACGACTCTGGTCTTATTATTGAAAGAGGTAGTACAGGTGATAATGCTATTATAGCATGGGACGAATCAGCTGACAAATTTATTTTAGGTACTACAACAGCAACTGCTTCTGATACAGGAGATTTATCAATTACAGCTGCGACAGTTGTTGCCAACTTAGAAGGAAATGTTACTTCTACAACAGGTACAACAAGTTTAAATAATTTATCAGTAACAGGTAATACTACACTAGGTAATGCAACAAGTGATACAATTACAGTTACAGGTCGTTTTGCAACTGGTCTAATACCAGACACAAATATTGCATATGACTTAGGTACTTCATCATTAAGATGGAGAGATTTATACTTGTCAGGTAATACAATTGACTTGAACGGTGCAACTATTTCAGGTGACGGTTCAGGTGCAATTAGTATATCAGCTACAGGTGCTTCATTGCCCACAGGTTCAACAGTAGGTAACTTTGCGATTGCAAACTCAGATCCTAACACAGGTTTAGGTGTAAGAGAAGTTCCTTTCTTTACTGCTTCTGGTGGTTTAGGAAGTGCAGCTAAAACATTTAAGTTTGGATTAACTGCTATTGCGTCAGTATTTACAACAAATCATTCATTCACTGCCAGTAACGGTAGTAACATAAGTAATGTAAGTTTATTTGATTTTTAATGTTAAACTTATATAAATAGATTAAGGAGATAAAAGAATATGTCAGTAAAAACGCCAATCAGAACGGTCTTTGACGGTAGTGGAAATGCTACTGGTTTGGCTGAATACCAATCAGGTGAATTTATAGGCCTAACCCATGGTGGTATAGGTGCTTCACTATCAATCGGTTCAGCTGGACAAGTATTAAAAGTTAATAATGGCGGAAGTGCATTAGAATTTGGTAATGTTGAAGCAGTATTAAATATTGATGGAATGACAGACGGTTCTGCCGTTGCTCTAGTCGCTGGTGACAAAATACCATTCTCAGACGCTGGTGCAGAAAAGTTTACAACACCTGCTAACATTGATACTTTTATCACAACTACAACACAAACTTTACAAAACAAAACAATATCTAGTGCGAACAACACATTGACTATAAGTGGCGCTCAAGCTACTTTAACAGCAATTGGAAATAGTTCATTAACAAACTCATCTTTTAATATTGTTGATGACAGTTCAACAACTTCTACAATTTCATTAGGTGAAAGTTTAAAAATTGCTGGTACTTCAAATGAAATAGAAACAGCAATTTCAGGCGACCAAGTAACAATTGGTTTACCAAATAATGTTGTAATAGGAAATAATTTAAACGTAACTGGTACAATTACTGGTGACGTAACTGGTGATGTAACAGGAAACGCAGATACAGCTACAGTATTAGCAAATGCTAGAACTATAGCAGGTAAATCATTTAATGGATCTGGTAATATTACAATCGCTGCTACAGATTTATCTGATACAGACCAAGCATTAGCTCAGGCTTCTAACGTAACGTTTGCTAACTTAACATTAAGTGGCAATTTAACAGTTAACGGTACTACATCAACTGTAGCTTCTACAAATACAACAATTTCAGATAACCTATTAGAGTTAAACTCTGGTGCCGGTTCAAATGCAAATGACTCTGGTATTCTAATTGAAAGAGGTTCAACCGGCGATAATGCTATTATTGCATGGGACGAAAGTGCTGATAAGTTTATAGTTGGTACTACAACTGCTACAAACACATCAACAGGAAATTTAACAATAGCAACAGCAACACTTGTTGCCAACTTAGAGGGTGCTGTAACAGGAAACGCTTCTACAGCAACTGCTCTTGCAAATGCTAGAACAATTGCAGGACAATCATTTGATGGTACAGGTAATATTACAATTGCTTCAACAGATTTATCTAATACAAGTGCTATCGCATTATTAACTGCTACACAAACAATGACTAACAAAACATTAACTAGTCCAAAAATTAATGAAGATGTGGCAGTAACAGCGACGGCAACTGAGTTAAATTTTGTAGATGGCGTAACATCAGCTATTCAAACACAGTTAGATACTAAAGCTGCTAAATCATTTGCTATTGCTCAGTCTATCGCTCTAGGTTAATATTTTAAACCATTATAAATAGTGGTGAAGGGAAATAATATAGAGTATGGCAAATCCATCAAGCAGAGAACAGTTAAAACAGTATGCATTAAGACAGCTAGGTAAGCCTGTTATCGAAATTAACGTAGATGACGGACAACTAGAAGATAGACTTGATGAAGCATTACAATATTATGCTCAATACCATTATGACGGTATAAAAAGAACATACTTAAAATACCAATATACTCAAGCAGACAAAGATAGAATTACAGGTAATACATCCGAATCTATTACTAAAAATTCAGTTACTACTACTTGGACAGAGGGTAATAATTTCATAGTAGTTCCTGAATCAGTAATATCTGTTATTAATATTTTCCCATTTTCAAACAAAGGTAATTTAAACTTATTTGACGTAAGATATCAACTAAGATTAAATGATCTTTACGATTTTTCTTCAACATCAATTATAAATTATGATGTTGTATTAAGACATTTAGATTTTTTAGATCATGTATTAGTAGGTGAAAAACCATTAAGATTTAATCAAAATGATAACAGATTACATATAGACATGGATTGGAAAAACGATATAGCAGTTGGCGAATATATTGTTATAGAGTGTTATAGAAAATTAGATCCAGAATCCTTTACAGATGTTTATAATGACTTATATTTAAAAAGATACGTAACTGCCTTATTTAAAAAACAATGGGGTGCTAACTTATCTAAGTTTGGTGGATTACAAATGATCGGTGGTGTTTCTTTAAATGGTCAACAAATTTATTCAGAAGCTTTACAAGACGTTGAAAAGTTAGAAACGGAAATCAGGTCAACATTCGAGTTAAACCCAGCAATGATGATTGGATAGTGCTATGGCCGTTAATCATTATTTTCAGAATGGTAAGGGTATTGGTAATGTCAATGAACAAAACTTATTACAAAATTTAATCATAGAAGGCCTAAAAATTTATGGCCATGATTACTATTATCTTCCAAGAACATTAGTTAACCAAGACTTAATATTAGGTGAAGACGTATCATCTAAATTTGATGACTCTTACTTAGTAGAAATGTATATGACAACTACTGAGGGTTTTGCAGGTCAACAAGAATTGGTTAATAAGTTTGGTTTAGAAATTAGAGAAGATACTAACTTCACACTTGCTAAGAGAAGATGGCAAGACGCTGTTGATAATAAACATACAATGATAAAAGAAGGAAGACCAAATGA